AATATTAACAAATTGTGAACAAAATGAAATTCCCATGAACTTCATGAACAATTTGTTAATATTACAAAGCTTCACACAATATTTACAATACACATAATATCTATTCATAATTACTATATTACACTTTGTTAAAATTTTAACGAAATTCATAATTACTACAGTTAGCGAATGCTAACTAGAAACCTATACTTCGTTAAAAATTTAACGAAATTCATAATTACTATAGTTAGCATATGCTAACTACATCTTAACATAAATTCAATATATTCAATATTAATCATTTACAGTTTATATCTTACACATACACAATATTATGTTATACTATAAACACAAACGAAAGGAGATAGACAAATGAATGAATATAAACACTTCAAAGATTCATTAGGTATGGATGATGACTTTGAGCTTCATACGTGGGATGAAATCGACCGATTAAATAAAGTATGTGAAGATTATTTTATATATCGGGGTTATGCCGTGGATGATGAATGTACAGGGTATTACACCGTATTGTTATACGATTCAATTGGCTACTGCGTATTAGATTATAACATAGGAAGTAAAACGGTATTATTAGCACCTCACGGAATTGAGTTTATGAACGGTAATGATGTTATAACATTTCGCGCGTCAGACGGTACTATATACTCTCATTTTTTAAAAGGCGGGATTCATCAAGAGGAATTAAACTCAATATATGAATGTGTTAATAGTAAGTCAGGGTTGGCAAAATGTAGAGTTGACGACTACTACAATGTTTTAGTATGGGGAGTTTTAGACAATGACGAAAACAGACAAAATGATTAAATTATATAATTATTATGAAATAATGTACCGTCGACACTATAGTGTCTGCAAGAATAGTTTGGAAACTGATCTCTATCAAGCGAAGCTATCGGCAGTCAAAGAATGTTTAGACATTATGACCGAGGGTGATACAGATGACAGATAGACAGGAATACCGGAGATTGTATTATATTCTTAAGAAGCGCGAGCAAAGGTTGTCAGCGTCTAAGGAATGGTCGGATTATGATAAAGTACTTAAAAGCGGATTATTTGATTTAGAAGCCCCTAAGGATATATCAGATGAGGATTTACCATTTTATCGAGAAATTGCGGAGAATTTATATAAAAATAAGTTTGCAAGCGTTGCGGGGCTAAGAGAAGTGCGCCGAAAAAGTGTTGCAACATTAAAAAAACACGGATATAATATTCCAGTTTCTAAATATAATAATTTTGCCGATTTTATGGCCTCGGCGAAGAACACAAAACTAATAGATATATATTCGTCGGAGGAGCTTGCACATGCTTTCATTCAAGGAGACGCTAAACACAAGACTGTCCAAGATATTATCGACGAACTTAGTTAATAAATATCTTGAAGTAATAGCGTCATGGGATATAGAAACGAGCAAAACTGAATATAAAGATGGAACTCACGCGTTTATGTATATATGGCAGATGCATATATGGGGCATGCCTGTAATATATGGCCGAACTTGGGATGATTTTATAACCGTGATTGACGAATTAAACCGAATAATTCCGGAGAAGAAACGATTAATTATATATGTTCATAATTTAGCTCACGAATTCCAATTTTTAAAGGGGATTCATGAGTTTGACCGAAAAGAAGTGTTTTTAGTTGACGTTAGAGAGCCTTTGTACTGTGTGTGGGGTAAAGTGGAATTTCGTTGTAGTTACAAGCTTGCGGGGGTAGGTCTTGAACGGTTTATGAAAGATATGAACGTTCCTAAAGCATTACAGAAAACGGAAATGAATTACGACGTAGTACGTTATCCTTGGACGGAAATAGAAACTGAAGATTTAATTTATATGCGAAATGATGTTGTAGGATTATCATGCGCTATTAAATCACTGTTAAAAGCTAACGGCGACACACTAAACACAATCCCGTATACTTCAACTGGATATGTTCGGCGAATGGCAAAAAAGGTGTTATTCCCATATAACGGAATATTACGAGGGTTAGTGCCCACATTACATGTGTTTGAATTGTTGCGTGAAGCGTTTAGAGGCGGAGATACGCACGCAAACCGATTCTATGTAGGTAAGATATTAGAGAAGGTCGGCAGTTATGACCGCGAAAGCTCATACCCTTACGAACTGGTAAATAAAAAATTCCCGCTGACCGAGTTTAGAGAAACGACAGATGATATTAAAACCATACTATCAAATTCGGAAAAATTCGGATACGTATTCCGTGTACGATTGGAACATGTAGAACTTAAGAAATGGCATCAACCGTATATATCGTTCAGTAAGTGTAGGAACATAAAAAACTATTTGCTCGATAATGGGCGAATATTATACGCCGAGAGTTTGGAGACAACATTAACAGAAATTGACTTAATGATTTTATTAGAGGATTATAACATTGCTTCGCAGGATATGACAATAATAGAATGTTATAAGTCTCTCAAACGATATTTACCCTACGAATTTAGAAAGTTGGTGATTGATTTGTTTATAAAAAAGACAGAGTTGAAAGGCGGACAGGATAAAATAGCATATGCGGAATCTAAGAAGAAAATCAACGCTTTGTATGGTATGACCGTACAAAACACTTTGAAAGATGATATAGCGTATCTTTCTTCAACTGATGAATATTATCTCATCGACACGAAAGAGGAGAAACTTGCTAAAATGAAGAGGTCGCCGTTTCTCCCGTATGCTGTCGGCGTGTGGGTTACAGCTTATGCCCGGCAGGACTTAAAAGCTTTTATGTGGATAGTCGGAAGAGATTTTGTATATGCGGATACAGACAGTGTAAAATATATCGGTAATTATAATCCAACAGATTATAATAAACGTATGGTCGCAGAGGCTCAAAAATTGGGCTATAAGGCGGTCGATAGAAAGGGGGTTAATCATTATATGGGTGTATATGAAAACGAGGGAATAAGCGAAAAATTCGTCACTCTGGGAGCGAAGAAATACGCACAGGTTAAGGACGGAGAATTAAAAGTGACTGTGGCAGGGGTGAATAAATTCCGAAAAGGCAATAATCCGTCCGGCGCAGAAGAACTCGGAGATATTGATAAATTCAAGGACGGCTTTATTTGGAGCAAAGCCGGAGGAACTCGGGCTATTTATAATGATAATGATACGGACATAGATTTGAAAATTGACGGTCATAATCTTCATATCTCGTCAAATGTCGCAATAGTACCAACGACATATAAGCTTAGTACAAGTATAGATATTGAGGATATATTAAAACGTATCAGTAATTCATCCCTTGAATGGTTACGAAAAAATTATTTTGATATGGAAAAGATACGATGGATAGAGTAAAGAAAAGTAAATTATATCAACCGTCAGGTTATCCGGATATTGAATATCTGCTAAGTAAGGGATTGCCGTTTATGTGGCTAATTGGCGGTCGAGGAATTGGAAAGACTTATACTATACTTGAAACAATAGTATTAAATCATCATACTAAATTTATACTGCTAAGGCGTAAAGCTTCTGAAGTTAAAAAGCTGTCAACCGAAGCGTTCAATGTTTTTAAAAAACTAAATTCTGATAAAGGAATAGACATTAGACCATATCCGAATGGCGATGATTGTTATAGCTTTTATTATGCAGATGAGGACGGCAAAGCGTGGGGCGAATGCCTCGGATATATGATGAGCTTGTCAACCTTTGCGAATTTCCGCGGTGGTGATATGACGGACATAGATTTTATAATACAGGATGAGGCGATACCTCAGACATTAAAGGGGCAAAGCATGAATGGCGAGGCTTTCACGTTCTTCAATGCTTATGAGACAATCAATCGTAATAGAGAGTTAGAGGGTCGCCCGGCACTCCGCGTTATTAGCATATGCAATTCTACAATTTTAAACAATGACTACTTTTTAACGCTTAATATGATAAGTCCAATTATGGAAATGTACCGTAATAAGAAAGAATTGAAAATAGACAGAGAACATGAACGACTAATAGCGTTATATCTAAATTCACCAATAAGCGAGCGCAAAAAGAAAACGGCATTATACAAATATACTAAAGATACATCGTTTGCAAATCAAGCTATTGATAACCTGTTCGAGGATATTGACAGCTTCTTAGACGTGTCACGTCCGCTTGCAGAATATATCCCAGTCGTAACAATAGGAGAGATTACAGTATACCGGCATAAATCCAGACAAAAGCCGTATTACTTGTCGACACATAAAAGCGGAGCACCTAAAGAATTTAAACTTAATGAATATGACATCTTGGTGTTCCGCAATAAATACCGAAGTATTGTAAATGCTGTATATTTCGGCGAAGCCGAAGCGGAAAAAGGGTATCTATTAAAATTGCTATTAAAATATATAAAAATGTATTGAGGTGTATAAATGAAAAATAATTTTACATGGATTGAGCTGTTGAAATTCTGGGCTGCTCGATTACTTATAGTTACCATTATTACGGTAATTTTAATTTGTATCTTATATTTTAAATATAGATAAATATTAATTATTAAAGGAGAAAGAAAATGTATAACAAAACAGTAATTCAAGGCAGATTGTGTAAGGAGTGGAGCGAGGTTAAAACAAGTACCAAAGTTATGGTTGCAAACTCTCTGGCATGCCAAATATTCAAAAATACAATATTTTATGATATTATTGGTAATAAGGAACAATTAAAAAATGTGCTGCAATTTATTCCTAAAGGTGCAGAAGTAATTATTGAGGGTGTCGTAGAAAAGCCCAAAAAATCATTAGATTATAACCTTAGATTATTTATTGATAAGCTCTATATAGTCCGGGGTATCAAGCCGGATGAAACGGACGATGAGCCTCAGACAGCTTCTAAAAGGCCAATTGTTAATGACGACGATTATTGTCCATTTTAAAAAATAAAGCGGGCAAAGCCCGCTTTTATTTATGTCTACACGTTACAGTCCAACTTCCGGAGAACGCTACGCCATTTGAATATAGTAATATTACAGGCACTCCGGATACTGGAGACACGGAAATTAATGTTGTAACTCCACCTATTAAATTTGTAATATCGGCGTCAACAATATAATAATTTGTTAAATCGACATCCGTTCCGGTTATTTTTAATATGTTATATCCTTTTTCTGGACCCTCAGCAATTCTTGTTACTCCAGTAACTGAAGAAGTAAACACTTTTTCAACGGGTTCTATAGTTATGGACGGTTTTGTAGTATATGTTATAATATAGTTATTATTTCGGAGGACACACCCGGTGCTATTTGCACTGTCAACATATAACTGCTCGGTTACATTATCTGTAGTAATATTCAAATAAATTTGCGGTGAGTACTTATTAACGACTATAGCATTTAAAATATTTTGTAATATGGTAATCTGCCCTGATGGAATAGTTTCTCCGTCAGATGAAATTACAAAGTATGGATAGTGTGAAATATATCCTAACGATTTCTCTGAATATGCAACTTGATCAGATGAGGTTAAAGAAATATCAAATGAAGATTCGGCGCCATACGATGCGAGTTCCTTGAAATTTATTGCAGAAGCATCATTAGAATATAAATAGCAATAAGTACTCCTACCCTGGGCACTCCACGTCACATCGCCATATACAACCGAGTTTTGTCTAATATACTCCGATATTGTGGCGAAACTATAATTACATCTTGAGGTCTGTGGAGTTATAGTAAACTTCACATGTAATGACGTTTTGTTCACCGCTTCCGTAACCGCACGTTGTGACATTACCGATGTTTGACTTTGACCTGATGATTGAGATACCGCTATAAGCCCTATTACGGAATATGTTATGCCTCCAGATGTAACGTTAATCGTTGCACGATAGACGGCATTTTCATTAGTAAAGGGTAAAGTCTGAAGCATCATTGTCGATGATTGTGGCGAATATGATTCATATGCATATCTGACAAAATTATTGACAGTATCCTGTATATAATATCGGACGTTAGCTCTGGTGCGGTAATTTAATAACTCGGACATCGATACATTTATAGTGTCCTCCGTTTCAGTATGTCTAACAAAAACATAAAAACGTGTAAGAGTTTTCTCAATAGTTGATAATCTCAACCTGTCAGAATTAAAATTAGATTCCGTCTCACCTTCAAAAGAAGCAAGATTAGCTATATCCTGATTGACTTTATTGGTTAATTCCTCGACTGTAGTATTAAGACTGTTAATTCTGGAGCTTAAATAATTCAACTGTTCCGTTACAGCGTTTTGGCTCATAACCTTATTTGTTGAATCGCCGGTCGTTTGAACTATTAAGTTCTCAAATTGATTTATTAAAGATTCTATTTCACTTTTAGCGGATTTTACATATTCAATTATCCAGTCAAGGTTTATGTCGTGAAAATTTGTATAAGGAAAATAGTACATTGTTTCACCTCTTAATATAACAAAATACAGAACTCATTTTTAAATTCGTCACATATATATTTATTAAAATCGAACATAACTAAGTCTCTTTGACTTTGCGCCATTTGCTGACTTGTAGTTACTCCGATGTTTCCGTGACGACTTAGCGTTACTGTACGATTTAATATATCACTTCTGCTTATATCGAGCTTTTGCGTATCTGTAAATGTGTGTTCCTCTGTGGTTGTATGTGTTAAATTGTCAGTTCTGGTATTAGTAGAAGTAGTACTAAAATTATCAGTGTCACTATGCGCATCCGCTAATGTTGATGAATTAAATGCCGATACTTTATGCGTAGTAGTTCCGTCACGACTGGCTTTCCCGCTGTCTGATACTGTTCCGGTATCATTAGTCGTAATACTATCTTCATTGGTTGTCCCGCCACTGTGTGTATGCGTGTCAGTTCCAGTGTTAGTATCGTTTTGCGTAGTTGTCTCTTCCATATTGTAATTTTCAAGAGGTTCAAACGAATTATAGAATTCCGCAGTAGTGGTATTATATAATTCCGTAAATCTCACATCATTTACTTGAGCCCATGCACTAATAGCAATTTCAGCAAATTTAGGGTCGGGAAATATGAATTCAAGCTCCGCAGTATTCATAAGAATATATCCGGCGAGTTGTGTTGATATCCAAGCACTTGAAACATTAAACCAGCTTTTAAATTTTGAAGCTGAATCCTCAAAATCCGCTGTTGTCGGTAGTGTTGAATTGACTATCCCCATTATTGAAAGACATGCGTCCATTAAGTTCCACCCTCCATTTAACCGAAAGATTACCCTCAAGTTCCGGGAATATTTCTATAGCCTGTTTAATTCCTCTCTGGACTTCCTTTAAACTCATATCCATTGCGGAAAATGCCTGCTGAGTATTAGCATTAACCTCCGAAGTTATAAGACGCTCTTTTTTATCCGTATTGGCTGTAGGTATTCCAATTCTATTAAGAAAATCATTATACAGATTTTTAAGAAGTCCGTGTAAATCATTAGCTATGAAATTATCATGGATTTCATTATTAAACTTCACCCAGTGGGGGTTGTGTTCTTCATCAAATAAATTTTTATCTATAAAGGCCGCAGGCTCACCACTGGCAATTTTATCCATAAACTTCTTAAATGTTTCTGCTCCAGCTTTATTATCAGAAGCGAAGACATAAGCAAGTTTTGAATTCAGTATATTAGTATCAAGTGTTTCCGCAGTTAACGCCATCATATCACCGTAATAATTTACAATGTCGAGCATTCCGCAGTAATCGGGACGTATTCTAATTACCGCACATTCTTCACCGATTACAGGTTCAAGTATTTGATTTATTCTCGGATTAGAAATTATAGCGTTAGTAGGTTGATACTGTACATTATATCCTTTTAATCCCGCCTGTTGTGGAATTATTCCGAACGCCGGAGTATCAATAATTGTAAAATATCCCCATGAGAATAGAACAGCTTTGAAATAATTGCTATCCCAATTCTCCGGGATTTTCCATTCCCAAACACTTAATAAATCAGAAAATAAATATCGTCTGAAAAATGCTGACAACGTGGTATTCGTTACATGTATTGTTGACGGCGTAACAGGTGCCGTTTCAAGCATGATGTTACCGTATGAATACGGCACACTATTCATAGAAAAATCCCCCATTCAAATATTCTTCAATTTTTGCACGCTCCGTTGCAAGACATGGGAATTCTACTTCCGCATTTGCACACTTAATAAAACCTCCTACATTGCTTAATACCGCCGGTGCGCAATATGGACGGCCAAACTCCGAATTATATTCATCAGCTATTGAATAAAATGCTGAACATAATCTATTACTTTCAGCAAAAGAAAATGTTGCTAAATCCCCACCTGTTCCAGTCTCACGAATAAGCGGCACTCCGGCAATTGCCGCCCAGTTACTAACGCCTGTTTCGATAGTCATATTCGACCCTCTTCCTGTTACTGTGCTAATAATACTTGAAGCTGAATTAACTATCGCTGTTGCTCGTGAAAGTTCCGATACGGCCTGAACATTAAGAAGTACATCAACTCCAACCTGTGCCTCTGATTCAGCAATTATCATAGAATTGGAACCATTAGATACACGTAACCATCCCCGGCCAGAATATGCGTCAATACCAATATAAATTTTAATAGACGTTTCATTAGCGATTAGACTACAATCCAAAGGAATCTTACCAAAAGGCTTAATTGATAATATACGCTTAGTATATAAATCTGAATTTACATAGCTCCCCCGACTTGTAGTCTGCGGATGTTGTGGCAATGTAATTGTTCTTTGCACGCTTGAATATGCTTGTGTATCAGATATTATCCTACATGTGGCAGGCACGCTCCAATATCCCATATTTACACTGTTTACCACAGTTCCGCCAAATGAACTTCTGTACAATCTTATTGATTTTATAAAGTCCAGCGGATTGAATATTGAGGGGTCGTAAGTAATATCTGCAGTTGAAGCGTTCCACCACGAATTACTATTATATATGTTCTGAATAAATGTTGAATATTGAGAGGACGAAAAAATATAGTAAGTAATCCCTGTTGAACCTCCTCCACCACTTATCCCTACAATATAATAGGTTTCATTAATCCATGGAGAGACAATATCGGTTATATTGACAGTAGGATTAGTTAAAACAGGATATACAGTATCAACAATACGTCCGTTAAATGTTCCGCTGCAACGCTCGACATAATGTGTACTTGTTCCAATATCCCCCTTATATGATGCCATAGGGTCAACTTCAAGTGTTGCAATCCAATTCCGTTCCACCCATTCCCATTCCGTTATAAAATAATATCTCTCAAAAGCATCAATATAAGCGTAATTATAGCTTGCAGGATAGCTTTCAGGGAAATAATCGCCCGCCCCGGCAGCCTGAAAGATAATGATGGGTTTTAGTATTGTACAATTATCTTTCAGCGTTCCGGTGTATGTAACCCCCTCTGTGGGGGGTGTTTTGGTTGAATTATTCCGCTTTCCAAATCCTGAATATAAAGTAACTTTCATAATATTAATCCATTGTAAATACTACAGCATTTTCGGTAAAGTCGTTCCAAAATCTATCCGTAAAATGCCATGCAACATTATAATAACCGCCTGAAATATTAAGCGGACTTGTTGCACTCCATTCATTGCATACTGTCATTCCGCAGCTTTCCTCATCACAAAGAATAGCTAACACCTTCGGAACCGACACCGGATCACTTGGTGTAGTAATAGTTCCGTCAGCCTTGAGATACGACGGTGTAACATTAATAGTGTCTGGAGTGTCTACAGCCTGCCAGAAATTAACCGTTTCATGGTCAGCATAACGGAGAAACGTATCATGATATGTATCAGCTATTACTCGTGCCGTACTATCATACATAGTAGGAGCGTACATATAAAGTCTCTGGTTTTCATACGGCGTATGACGAGTTATTGCTTTACCAGTTACATTGATATGATGTAGTTGTAAACGCTCTGTAAGAAGCGCGGAAACTGTAGCTATTCGAGCATATACAAATTTCATAAAGTCGGGGTATACATCCGGAGCCATAATGGTTACCGCTGTATATTTCCCGCCGGTCTTTGCGTTATATTCAGTCAGCAAATGAACTTTCTGTTCGTCACCCCCGCCGGACACAATTCCGCCGATAAGGTTAGAAAGAGTTGCACGTTTAAGGTTTTCATGTGCTGTCTCTATCATATCCATAATATTACCGGTAACCATAGAATAAAAACTTGCCAGCTCTTCAGGGCCCGTAAATGCACATTCTATCTGCTCACGAAAATACGAACGCTCAATACTAAACACATTAGCGCCATAAAAATTTGTCTGCAATATATTGGGACGGCGAAGCTTATACATGTCTACACTCTGTCCGTCGTCAGGCAATGCGAAAGATGTATCATCTATATAATCACCATCAGCAATATTCAGCTTTCTTCTAATATTCCCCCAACGTTCATTGTCAACCCTCAGTCCCGGGAACTTTTCGGAATAGGGTCTAATCGAAAAAATTGTCCGATTAACCATCTGCGTTATGGCGTTCATTACAGGGTCGGTTCCATTTTTTAACGCTGTTGTAGCTACCGATACAAAATCCCCAGTAGTTGTGGGGGTCAAAACCTTTTCGCCTGTAGCCTGTTCCACAATTGACGTTAATACCGTTGAAATTTGGTTAAAATTCAACTCATTTACACTTGCCA